TGATATCTAAGTATAGCCAGAGTTGGAGTAGCTACTATAATGTATCTGAGTCGTATGAGAATGATATGTTCTATAGAGATACGTGTACGTTAATGTTTTTCAATTATAAGACAACTAAGAAGTTTGTCTATAAAAAGAAAAAACTTGAAAACGGAGGAGAGCGTGTTATAGAGAAAGATGACGAGTTCAATCCACCACAAGAGATGATGGACGAGGGCAACTTCGAGAGGGTGGAGAAGACTATTGAGGTGTGGTATGAAGGCGTTATGGTTATGGGTACTAATATCGTACTTAAGTGGGAGCTTGCCAAGAATATGGTACGACCTAAGTCAGCAAGCCAACATGCGATACCTAACTATGTTGCGTGTGCGCCAAGGATGTACAAGGGTGTTATAGAGTCTCTTGTAAGAAGAATGATTCCGTTTGTAGACCTTATTCAGGTAACACACCTAAAGATGCAGCAGATTATTGCTCGTATGGTTCCTGACGGTGTATTTATTGATGCTGATGGTTTAAACGAGGTTGACCTTGGGACAGGAAACGCATATAATCCAGAAGACGCTTTAAGACTATACTTCCAGACTGGTAGTGTTATCGGAAGGAGCTACACTCAGGATGGCGAGTTTAACAACGCAAGGGTTCCTATCCAACCTATCAACTCTACAGGAAGTGCTTCTAAGATGCAGCTTCTTATATCAAACTACAACCACTACCTTGAGATGATTAGGGCTGTGAGTGGTTTGAATGAGGCTAGAGACGGTTCTACACCAAACCCAGATGCACTTGTTGGGGTTCAGAAGCTTGCAGCTTTAAGCTCAAACACAGCTACACGACATATACTTGAATCAAGTCTATTTATACTCAGAAGGCTTTCAGAGGCTCTCTCGCAAAGAGTTTCTGATATACTTGAGTACGCAGACTTTAAAGAGGAGTTCTTAAATCAGATAGGAAGTTATAATATTGAAACCTTAGAACAAATCAAGGATTTATACTTGCACGACTTTGGTATATTCATAGATATAGCTCCAGACGAGGAGGAAAGGGCCCAGCTTGAACAAAACATTCAGATGGCGCTATCTAAGCAGGATATTAACCTTGAGGATGCTATTGATATTCGGGAATTGAAGAATATAAAAGTTGCTAATCAACTTCTTAAGGTTAAACGTAAGAAGAAACAAGAGGCTGACCAGCAACAGGCCATGCAGATGCAGCAGATGCAGGCACAGACTCAGATGCAGTCTCAGCAGATGGCAGCACAGGCAGCGCAACAGAAGATACAGCTTGAGGCTCAGGCTAAGATGCAGCTTGAACAAACTAAGACACAGCTAAGCATGCAGAGGCTTAACGCAGAGGCTAATGCAAAGCTTATGTTGATGGAGCGTGAGTTTGAGATGAATATGCAGCTACAGGGCATGACACAGGAGCAGTTGCAAAAGCGTGAAGACATGAAGGAGGATGCGAAAGGTAAGCATATTGACAAACAGAATACACAGCAGTCAAAGCTTATCGAGCAGCGCAAGAACAACCTACCTCCAATGAGCTTTGAATCGAATGAAGACAGCTTGGACGGGTTCGACCTTGCTGAGTTTTCACCTCGATAAAAATAAAATCAATAAATTTGCATAAAATTAAATCAAAATGGCTGAATTTAAAGTAAGAGACCTCGGAGAGGTTGAGTCAAAGTCTGTTCAAGAAGTAGAGAATGAACTTCTCGAAAAGCATGAGCAGCAAATGAAGGAGGAAGAGCAGACGGCACAAGAGCCTGTTGCTGAAGAGCAGGAGTTTAAAATAAAAGACGAAGACGTTCTTTCACATATTAAAAACCGATACGGTAAGGAGATAAACTCACTTGATGAGTTATTTTCCGAAAGAGAATCATCCCCTGAATTGCCAGAGGATGTTGAGGCTTTCTTTAAATACAAGAAGGAGACTGGTCGAGGTATGGATGATTTCATCAAGTTAAATAAAGACTTTGATGAGATGGATTCAGATACGTTGCTTGCAGACTACTACAAGCATACAGAAGACGGTTTGGACAGTGATGACATCAATGATTTGATTGACTCAAAGTTCGGATACGATGAAGACCTTGATGAGGAGTCACTTATAAAGAAACAAAAGTTAGCCAAGAAAAGAGAACTCAATAAAGCTAAGAAGTTTTTCAAAGAGCAGCAAGAGTCATACAAGGTTCCACTTGAGTCAAGTAAGGGGTCTGACGATTTAAGCTCTAACGAAGAGTACAAGGCTTATAGAGATAAAATGAAAGACGCAGAAAGTGTCGAAGCTGAGAACCAGAAAAAAAGAGAATGGTTCAGCAAGAAGACTGATGAGCTTTTCAGTGACGGATTCAAAGGTTTTGAGTTCAGTGTCAATGATGAGAAATTCACCTTCAAACCAGCGGATGCAGCGGAGCTTAAAGAAAGTCAGCAATCACCGATGAACTTCATAAACAAGTACATTGGAGAGGACGGCCTTCTAAGTGATGCGGCAGGATACCATAAAGCTCTTTCAGCAGCAATGAACCCCGACAAGTTTGCCAAGTTCTTTTATGAGCAAGGTCAGGCATCAGCGGTTGATGGCATGGCGAAGAGGTCTAAAAATATAGACATGGACACTCGCAGAGCGCCAGAGGTCACTAAGAAGGGGGGAATGCAAGTACGGTCAGTAAGTCAAGACTCAGGTCGAGGCTTAAAGATTAGGAGTAAACGAACATAAACTTTTAAAAAACAAAAACAAAAATGGCTTTATTATCAAACCCATCATTTCAGTTGCAGCCAGCTCCAGAGAGACAGGCGCTTGCAACTAACTATATTACAGACTTTGACTTCTTGAGTCAGTATCTTCCTGATACTTACGAGAAGGAGTTCGAACGTTACGGAAACCGAAGCGTTGCATCATTCCTACGTATGGTAGGTGCTGAGATGCCAACTAACTCTGACCTTATCAAATGGGCAGAACAAGGACGTCTTCACGCCAAGTACGTTGAAGTAGGCGCGCTAGCTATTGGCGCTGGACAGAACACCCAAGTATTCACAATTAACGACACTCTAACTGGTCAGATTGCGGTTAGAGATGGTCAGACGATTATGGTGAGCTGGAACAGTGGGGCAGGTTCTAACAAGGCTATTGTTAGCAATACTGACTATGCTGCTGGAACATTCCAAGCAAACTACTACGAAGTGGGTGGTTCTGCTGCGGCTACGACTGGTGTAGGAAGCTCTGACGTAACTATTATGATTTACGGTTCTGAGTTCGGTAAAGGAACCAGCGGAATGGCTCAATCTCTTGAGGCTGAAGATGAAATCTTCGACAATAAACCAATCATCATCAAGGACAAGTATGCTGTATCAGGTTCTGACATGGCTCAAATCGGATGGGTAGAGGTGACTACTGAGAACGGAGCTTCAGGATACCTGTGGTACTTAAAGTCTGAGCATGAGACTCGTCTACGTTTCGAGGACTACCTTGAGACTGCAATGATTGAGGCTGTTCCTATGGAAAACGTATTCAATGCCGCTGTAGCAGATGGTTCTGAAGGAGTCTTCCATGCTGTTGAGCAGAGAGGAAACATATTCGGAGGTGGTAACCCAACTACCCTTGCTGAATTTGATTCAATCATCCAAAGACTTGACAAGCAGGGTTCTATCGAGGAGAATGTTCTTTTCGTAAACCGTCAGTTCTCTTTCGACATTGACGATATGCTTGCTGCACAGAACTCTTACGGAGCTGGTGGTACATCATACGGATTGTTCGACAACGATCAGCAGATGGCATTGAACCTTGGATTCTCAGGATTCCGTAGAGGATATGACTTCTACAAGACTGACTGGAAATACTTGAACGACCCAACCATGCGTGGTGGCCTTCCTTCTGGAGCGGTTAATGGTCTTCTTGTTCCTGCTGGTTCAACAACTGTTTACGACCAAGTTCTTGGAAAGAACGCTAAGCGTCCATTCCTACACGTTCGTTACAGAGCTTCAGAGACTGAAGACAGACGATACAAGACTTGGATTACTGGTTCTGCTGGTGGAGCGCAAACATCTGACCTTGACGCTATGGAGGTTCACTTCCTATCTGAGAGAGCGGTTTGTACGCTTGGAGCGAACAACTTCGTTATCTTCGAGGACTAATACAACTTGAGGGGAGGGTGGCAACACCTTCCCCTTTTTTATTTCTTAACTCTAATCTAAATTAAAATGAAAACAAAAGAAGCACCACTGGTGGATAAACTATACAAGCTAAGGAGAGATATAGCTCCATTATCCTACATTCTTCCATCACGAAACAGTCACAGACACCCTCTGATGCACTTTGATGGAACAAGCAACAGAGCGTTGCGATACTCACCAAACCAAAAGTCCCCCTTCGAGGACGAGCAGGACAAGAATGTCATTCTTGAGCCTATCATATTTGAGGATGGGTTCTTAAAGGTTTCTAAGACAAACCCAGTTTTACAATATTTCTTGGATATACATCCAGATAACGGTCTTAAGTTTGAGGCTGTTGACAACGAGAAGGACGCTGAGACAGAGCTTGAAATAATGAACTACGAGGTTGATGCGCTTATTGCAGCGAAGCAGCTTGGTCTGTCAGAGCTTGAGCGTATCGGAAGGGTAATACTTGGACGTGACGTCACTAAGATGAGTACAGCTGAGCTGAAGCGTGATGTGCTTGTTTATGCAAGGAACAACCCGAAAGAGTTCTTAGACACATTGAATGACCCTATGACAAACATCTCGGCTACTGTGGCATTGATGTTTGATAAAGGGATTCTCGGATACAGGGGTTCTAAAGACGTACACTTCAACCTTCCAAACAACAAGAAGCGAATGCTTACTGTTCCTTACGGTGAGGATAGAGACTACATTGTGGCCTCATACCTACAATCAGACGAGGGACTTGAGACATTCAAGCTCCTTGAGCCTATGTTAGAAGATTGATTATCTTTGTGGCTTAACCCCATAAAACTTTTTATTATGCAGAAATTTTTAGAAATCCCTATTACAGCAACAGGTGAAACA